GCGAAGAAAAAGCTGACGAGGGTGACATGGATATGGATATGGGCGACGAAGGCGAAGAAGAGCCTGAAGAAGAGTCTGTAGAAATTGAATCTGCTGATAAAGAAGTTGATGAAGCAGACGAAGAAGAAACTACTGATGAGTCTGTTAAATCACCAACTGAGCAAATGCGCGAATATGTTGAAAAAGTAACTCCAAAAATGGGTGATGACGGTGCAAACAAGAAATCACCTGTAGCTGGTAAAAACGACATGGGCGGAGATGCTTCTAACTTGGTAGCAGGCGGCGATGCTGATACTGGCGGAACTGGTGCAAGTGCTCCTAAAGAGGACAGCGCAGGCAACGTTAACGTTCCAGGCGGTAAAGCAAGTAAGTCGATTAAATCTATGCCAAAAGGCCATGGTGCTGAGAAAAAAGGCCAAGGCGATGCAGCAGCTAATAAAAAGCCTGTAATTGGCGGCTAATAAGAGGACCAAAAGATGGTTAATTTACGAGAGCATTTGACATTCGACCAAGCAAAGATTGTTGTGGAGAATGCCAACGAAGGAAAAGACTTGTATATGAAAGGTATTTGTATACAAGGTGGAGTACGCAACGCTAACCAGCGTGTGTATCCTGTAAATGAAATTGGCAGGGCTGTCAAAACTCTCAATGATCAGATAACTGGAGGATATAGTGTTCTCGGCGAAGTTGATCATCCAGAAGGACTCAATATTAACCTAGACCGTGTTAGTCACATGATAACTGAATGTTGGATGGAAGACCAAAACGGTTATGGTAAACTTAAAATTTTACCTACACCAATGGGACAATTAGTTAGAACAATGCTTGAAAGCGGAGTTAAACTAGGAGTTTCATCAAGAGGTAGCGGAAATGTATCAGAAGACGGTAGCAATACCGTCTCTGATTTTGAGATAATCACTGTGGACGTTGTGGCACAACCTAGCGCCCCTGGTGCTTATCCTACACCTATTTACGAGCATCTTATGAACGCTCGCGGAGGAATGAAGGCTTACGAACTTGCACAGGCAACTAAACATGATACTAAGGCACAAAAGTACTTAAAAGAATCTCTGATTAATATAATCACGAGACTCCAATAAAAGGAGATAGCAAATGATAGATGCACTAAAAACACTTTTCGAAAACGATGTAGTATCGGAAGAAGTGCGTCACCAAATTGAAGAAGCTTGGAACAGCAAGGTGAAAGAAAATCGCCAGGCTGTGACTGCTGAACTCCGCGAAGAGTTTGCTCAGAAGTATGAGCATGACAAATCAGTAATGGTTGAAGCAATTGACCAAATGATGTCAGAGCGCCTAGCAGCTGAAATTGAAGAATTTGCAGATGATCGTAAGCAATTAGCTGAAGCGAAAGCAAAGTATGCTATAGCAATGCGTGAAAATGCAGATTTACTTAAGAATTTTGTTGTAAAACAACTTTCTGAAGAAGTTTCAGAACTTCATGAAGACCAAAAAGGCATGGCTGACAAGTTCAAAATGCTTGAGGAATTCGTTGTTGAAGCACTATCGAAAGAAATTGCAGAGTTTAACGAAGACAAAAAAGATCTAGCTGAAACGAAAGTCCGTTTAATTCGTGAAGCTAAAGCGCAATTTGAAAAAGTTCGCAAGAACTTTGTTGCGAAATCTGCTGAGAAAGTATCTTCAATTGTTGAGAACACACTTAACAAAGAGATTGGACAACTTAAAGAAGATATTGAATCTGCACGTAAAAATGACTTTGGTCGCAAGATGTTTGAAGCTTTTGCATCTGAGTATGCAAACAGCTATCTTAACGAAAAATCAGAAACTGCTAAGTTGATGAAAGTAGTTGAGTTAAAAGACAAACAATTAGCTGAAGCAAAACAATCTGTTGATGAAAAACAACAGCTTGCAGAGTCAAAAGACCAAGAGATCAAACGTTTAGTTGAAACAACTGAGCGCAAAGATACAATTAATGAGCTCATTGCTCCTTTAAGCAAGGATCAAAAAGAGATCATGATAGATTTACTGGAAAGTGTACAAACTGCTAAACTACGTTCAGCATTTGACAAGTACATACCGGCAGTTATCGACGGGAAAACTCCAGCGAAGAAGGCAATGATTACAGAAGGCACAGAAATAACAGGCAATAGAAATGAACCAGTACAAAAAGCAGACGACGGAAATGTAATTGACATCAAGCGTCTAGCTGGACTTAAATAAGGAGAACCAAAATGTCAGAACTATTAGAAAGTCGCTGGCAGGACACTAAAACAGCACTTCTTGAAGGCCTAGATGGCAACAAGAAATCTGTAATGGCTTCAACGCTTGAAAATACTCGCAAGTATTTGGCTGAAACTGCTACAGCTGGTGCTACTTCTGCCGGTAATGTCGCAACACTTAACCGTGTTATCCTTCCAGTAATCAGACGAGTTATGCCAACAGTGATCGCTAATGAGATCGTTGGTGTACAGCCGATGACTGGACCAGTGGGTCAAATCCACAC